TCACGACAGAGTACGTTCGGTACAATATAGTCAAATCCGATTATGAGACTATGTGTACGAGAGCGAAGAAACAATTAAAAATCCGCCCATTCGACGTCAATGACGACGTTTTCACAAACACAGTAGCACACGCTGTGAATTTGAGCCATGAGAAGCGCAACAAGACGGGGGCCGTAACAGCAAACATGCAGACCACGTGAGAGTTAACGACTACACACCAACTTACGTGGAAGGTGTGTATGATGTGGGGTCCCTACATTATGCTCAGCCTCCAGGGTCACGGATCCCGGAGAAAGTCTTTCATTGGAACAAGATCAGGTTTCCAGTCCAACCGAAATGGTTTGAGAACGACCAGCTTTCGTTCCCTCTACCACCCTTAGGGCATCGTAGTTGGTTTAGAATCGGGCGTAAATACAGTTGCGGGCATTTTTTCTACATCGACAGAGTCAGTTATGACACTCACCTGAATGATAGCCTAACCTCTGCAGTCCGTAGGCTGACAGGTTACCCCACACCTCCAGGATGGTACATGAGGGGTTCGGAATCGGCTCTCAGGCACGAAGAGTGGTTTAAACATATTCGAGTATCCCAAGTGGAAGCGTCCTTACATCCAGAGTGGAGGGCATATGAAGTCATGATTAGGCAGGTCGCCGACGCATCCTGTGTCGACCTGGACAGACAGATTCTCACACTCATCGCATCAGAAGCATTTCACGCGAAAAAGGCTGAACGCCAATTAGCGTATAAAGAGCTTGTCGAGTTCTCTGCCATGGATTCCCACAATTATGTCTTGGGTCAAGTCCATAAGTGGACTCCGCTGGTGGATGGCTGCGTGGAAGGTAAGGTCAAAGATGAGTGGGCAAAAGCTCGCAAACCAGTCAGGTTGGTGATTTCATTAGGTCGGCACGCCCCATTGATCGGACACATGGTCATGGATTTGATCAAGAACATCCGTCAAGACAATCCATTGATCATAGGGGATTGTGAGTTCCGGTTTGTCAAGACCACAAAGGACCTCAGCGAGTTATTCCAGAGGGGTGTCGCACTCGAACGTGCGCTACTCGTGCTGTATCATAGTGACGACATAACAGTGTTCAGCAGGGATGGTTTCTTACACCAATACGAAGATGGCACATCTGTCGTTTTGCACTACGTTAATCTGGATTTATCTGGCGCCGACGGACACCAAACCTCTTCAAGATTCAATGCGTATTTGAGAGATTTTAACGGGTCAGGAATAGGGGAAATAGTGTCGATTCTGGAGTCACAAATGAACGCCCCCATCAAAGTAACTAGCCAATGTGGAGAACACATCGCAAAGCTAGTCACTAAAGAGCGCGTGTTATTTACGGGATCCGCTATGACCACAGACATTCACAACACTTCCAGCTTGTCCATTGCTTTGGCTATGCGGGGGTGTAAGACCACTCAGGAGATTTCCGAAG